ATGAAAAAAATACTCCTTCCGGCGCTTCTGCTGGCCACTTCGGGCGTAGCGTTGGCGGCGCCGCAGGTGATTACCGTAAGTCGTTTTGAAGTAGGAAAAGACAAGTGGGCGTTTAATCGGGAAGAGGTCATGTTGACCTGTCGGCCTGGCCAGGCGCTCTATGTGATCAACCCCAGTACTCTGGTGCAGTATCCCTTGAATGCTATTGCCGAGCAGCAAGTAGCGGAGGGTAAAACGCGCGCTCAGCCTATTGCCATCATTCAAATCGATAACCCGGCAAAGCCCGGTGAGAAAATGAGTCTGGCGCCGTTTATCGAACGTGCGCAAAAGCTTTGTGATCCATCCAATAGCTGACTGATTTTTAATAAAAAACCGTAAACCTTCACGAAAAGGCTTACGGTTTTTTTATCTCTGATGACAGACAATACGCCAGGTTTTTTCAATCACCTTCGTCACAAACTGGAAAACCTGGCGTCGTCATCTATTCTTAAAGAGCAAGGCGATTTAGCCTGCATTAATGCCAACTTTTAGCGCACGGCTCTCTCCCAAGAGCCATTTCCCTGGACCGAATACAGGAATCGTATTCGGTCTTTTTTTAATTGTATTTAAAATCAATCAGTTGCAAACGTCTTCCCGAAATTCCCCGAAATTTACTCGAATTTCTGTATTCCGGTCTTTTTTGGTTATATCACAACCAAAATACATTTAACAATCCATTTACGTTAAAATCAGAGCAGTAAGTACGTTTTTTCTCTCTCATCAAGATACATTTTTGTTGTCTTCTCCGATGTGTGGCCAAGTAGACGCTGAGCAAATTCTTCTCCACATGTTTCTTTGTACAATCGTCCAGCCAGACTTCTGATCTCGTGAAAAGTTGGTGGGTTTTCACTGAACTGGATACCTGTTAATTTTCTGGCTGCGACAAATTTTTTTGTCAGGCCATCCGGGTGAATGCTGCCGTCAGGGCTGTTTTTTCTAATCCCGGCACTGATTAGATAATCTCCCCGGCTTACCAGGCGGCACTGTTCAACTACTGTACCAAGCCGTAGACCAGCGACAGGAAGGCTGAGTGACAGGGGGATAGCAATCATCATTCCTGTCTTAATTTGCCTGATGTGGAGACGATCATCATAAATCTCACTGAACCGCATATTTGTTATGTCTTCGCGACGTTGTCCTGTTACAAGGGCTAAGTCCATAGCTAATGGGAACCATGTCGGAAGTTGATCTGCTGCCTCCCTGATGCAGTTGTATGTCTTTAGTTTCAGCCGTTCTCTTGTAACTACTATTTTCGGTGCTCTTGTTGGCGTTACTGGATTTTGAGATATACGTCCTTCAACAATGGCCTCGCGGAACATATCAGATAACACAGAACGCATTGATCCTGCCATCGTGTTTTTCCCTCCTTCAATCCACAAATCAAGAAACTCGGCAATATGGCGAGTGGTTATTTCTGTCAGTAAAACCCCTCCTAATTTTTCTTTTATTGTCTCCAGTTGATTTACCCGAATTTTATAAGTATTTCTGGACACTTTTCTCCTTATAAGAATCGTTTTGTAACGTTCAATCCAGTCTGCCATAGTAAATGAGTCGAACCCTTTTAGTTTTTCAATTAAGGCAGCAGGAGAGTAGTTTTTGTATATATAATGATTTGCTTCAATTGCCTGCGCTACTGCATCTCTTCTTGAAATTTTACCTAGTGTAAATTCTTCTTTCGTCAGAGGGTTGCGCCAGTAATATGCTTTGTCCCTCCTTCGATATGTTAAGTTTTTAGGCAAATTGGGATCGTATTTTTTCCGCTGCATGTTTTAACTTCTCCAGTAACGGACTGTCTCTCCCTTGTCGCCCATTAGGCTGATGGTGTGTTATATCGGTATCAACCTTATTTGGGTTGATATAGAAAGCTTCCGGAACCACCCTGTAACTCCTCCCGTGTAGTTCAGGTGCAGGATAAATGTTTCCATTCCTTGCCCATCGTCTCAGCGTTGATATTGATGGTGGGTTATCCGGATATCTGAGTTTTCCCCACGTTTTGAGTGTCACAAGATTCATTGCCATACCTCTTACGATATGACCGCCAGTAAATATACAGAATACTGGCGGATGTGGTTGATTTTTAATAATCAGCTATGAAGTTCTAATTTGTATATAATGCAACTCACGAGGACAGAAGTTTCTCGCAATTAAAATTTATCAGCTTTACTTTCTGCTCTCTGGAAACGCCTGCTTCTTTTTTCCCTGAGAGCATTTTTTCGCATTCTGATTTCGTTAATTTAGATTTTGAATATCTTGTCCAGTTAGTAGGAGTGCCACCTTCCTTTTCAATAGTGGCAGTAATTTTATACATGAACACCTCCATTATTATTTCCAGTAGTTCGTTTATTCCATCTTTCGAGTGCTTCTTTTTCACTTCCACTATAGCCGGTTCGGGATTCGCATCCGTTACACTTTGCGCGGTAATATCCTGAAATGGCTTTCACCGTTACTGATGGACAACCACAAAACGGACATGGTTTGACTTTTTCATACCGCATTGTCTTTTCTCTCATAAAATAAAGTTTTGTTATGGCGGTGAGGCTACACCGCCATAGTAAATATCAGGAGCCGATATATTCTGGTTTCATATCTGTCAGTGTCGTTTTATACGCCTCATATAATTCTCCCAGATGTGGTCGTGCAGCATTCAGCGTATTTTCCAGAGCAATAAATTTTTGTTCTGCTTCTGGATCACCTGATGAAGGCAGGTCATTTATCATCGTCTCAATACGGGCAATAGCATTGAGACGGTGATGACGCTGAACCACTTTTCCTTTAAGTTCTGTGTAGAGAGCGCCAAGTGTATTTTTATGATCTTCCACTTCCTGGCGAAGTGATGTTGTTTCTCCGGTGCTTTGTGCCTGCTCAATACGTTCACGGAAAGCACTGATCCAGTTTTCCCCGGCATCCTGCTCAATAATTGTTGTTTCACGTTCCGCACGGCAGGCGGATGTATTTTTATGTTCCTGAACCGGATTAATGATTTTTTCCTGTGGTTCGTCCAGTTCGTCCCGGGTGTACACTCCAAGAATCACTTCAGGGCAATAAAGGCGCGCCCAGCGTTTCAGTGCCAGATAGGCAAGCTGCTGGCGAGGATCATCGGCCCATAACGTTGAGTTACGTGTTCTGGCCTGCGCCAGAAGTAACTCCAGTACGCGTGGCTTGCTCTCTCCGCGTAGTGTTGCCTGGACGCGAACTCCGATCCCGTTTTCATCGGCCAGCTTCCAGCCAGGTACACGATATTCTTTCCCCTTGTCGTTCTTCCTGATTTCAAATTTCCCGATAATTTTTTCCCACGGCCCGAACCAGTCATATTCAATACGCCCGGTTAGCGGCCCACGAGTACTGATTACGGCATTAACCAGTTGCGCTTCATATCCGAGCACACCATTCACAACGAAAGTTTTCTGAGCTACTGCGTAAGGGTTCATTTGCCACTGCATCGCCTGCATGGTGATGGCCATGCAGTCTGATGGATTTCCCCGGAGGTGTTCCGGTACAGTAGCCATGCCGGAAGCCATTACCTGGGAAAATGTCTGAATTGCAGCCAGGGACTGAGGGCTGAAAACCGCAACATTAGAGTTAATATTTTCTTGTTGAGTTAATTCGTTCATTGTGTCCTTCCTCAGATGCTCAGTGCTTCAAGACGACGAAGATCAAAGTCGTTTAATTCGTCGGTATAACTTTCGGTAATCGGTGCTGGCCAGTTGTTTGTCTCCAGAGCTTCGTTTATCTGTCGTAGTGTCCGGCGATATTCCTGTCGACCAAGTTCCAGGAGTTCCTGCGAGGCTTCCACGACGGCCACCCAGTGATAGCCAGCATCTTTGTTGACGAAGATCCAGAAAAATTTGTCCAGGTTTGCCACATCGCAATACATTGCTGCGCTGAGGTGATAATCACGTTCAATAATTTCACGGTGCAGGCGATCTTTCAGTCGTTCCTGTCGCACATAACCGAGGCTGACTGACTTCACGTCGGCGCAAATGCTTTCGTATGGCAGCCGGATTTCGATATCAGGACGGACCCTGATTTCCAGCCCGGTTTCTTCATCAAACCCGAAATAGCTGATTTCAGATTTGCGATCCGGGTGGTTGAGTAGCCTTGCTGCATCAGTATTGTTTTGCAGTGCTGCGTGAATATTTTTTGCCTGTTCATACATATCCGGACTGATAAACGTTTTTCCGGCGTTTTCTTCTTGCTGGCGTTTTTGCCAGTCCTCCAGTGTTACCAGTTCCGGGCGAATTTTCCGGGCGATTTCGGTTAATTGCTCTTTTGTGCCACTGATGTTGTAAGGCAAAGATTTAGCACGTTCTTTTTTTGCCAGTTCTGGATCTACAGTTTCAATTTGCTCCAGGAGCTGCTCTCGTGTTCCACTGGCTTTCAGCAGAGGAGGGAGGCTTGCGTTGTATTCTTTAATACAGGCTTTCATTGCTGATGCTGTGTGTTTTTCCCCCTCAGGAATACGCCGGAATTCCTCCGGAAGCGAACCGTAAAGGATGCCTGTTTCTTCGGCCCCGGCACTTACCGACAGTGGCTGTATAAGAGTGCTGTTGTAGCTTTCGATCCACTCTTTCATCTGCTCTGGTGTCATCAGTGCTGGCAGACTGGCATTGTGTTTTTTAATGATGGCGATCAGTTCGTTAGAAGTAGTAACCACATATTCAGGAACCGGTACCGGAATGGCATACTCATCAGCGAATTTATCCGTTTCCAGAACATAGCTGTGAATAATCCGCCCACGCAGCAATGCATCACTTTCCTCGCCCGGAATAGTTCCGGCAATGTGCCGTCCGTGGTAATACATCAGGCTGATGCGGGCATCCTTCAGCATTGTGCTGCTTATTCCGTTGGCGGAGTGATAAACCTCGTTCGGGAGGTTTTCATAGCGGCCAGGCTCGAAATATGACGGCCACATGATTTCAGTTACTACAGGTGCTGTCGTTTCACCAGCTTCATCACTGCAATCGCAATGCGGATTGCTGCCAGCGTTCTCCTTGTGCGGATGTTCAGCACCTTCCATTTCCTCCAGACCTTTTTCCTGATATTCATTCTGATTTTCTTCATTAAAGGTTTTCTGATACGTTGCGTCGCCCATCACCGCGCCACAGTCAGGACAGTTGCCGCCGCCAGCCTTACCGCAGGCGGTGCAAACTTTCTCCGTTTCCTGTTGTTGCACTACTGGCTCAGGCTGTTTCGTTTCTGGCTCGTTTTGTTGCGTATTTGGGTCGTTCTGTTCCGTTTCTGGCTGATTCTGGTACACAGAATCGCGGGTCTGGATCCCCTTAACCCATTTCGGATCATTCGGGTCGCTAATCCCTTCAACAAATTCTCCGCGAGAGGCAGCCAGTAATTTGTCTGCATCGACAGGATTTTTGGGCGGAATGTTTTTCCGGGCTTCATAGAGTTCTGCCCGCAGTTTCTGATATTTCGCATCAACAGAATTTACCTGTGACTGAGCATCCAGCGGCTGCGTGTCCTGATGATGTTCAGTTGCATCCGGTTCCACTGTTTCAGCCGTTGCCTGTTCATCTGCCATTGCGCAAGATGGTTGCAGTTTTTCTTCATCATCCTGTTTTTCTTCTTCTGTTACACGCTGCGGCATCGGGGCAGAGGAACGACCGCAGGCAATATCCACGATTTCTGGATCAGGGTTGGCATGATCAGTTTCAGTCAGTACTTTGTTAAGATATTCAGTGACGTGTGCGGGGATAACCTCGATCCCAATTGGTGCTTCTTTTACGGACGCAACCACGATGGCGCGGGAATAATCCAGCCCGCCAGGCATGGTGATGAATTTGTCGCGGAAAACAGAAAAGGGCGGTTTATTTTCAGCGATAATTTCCTCGACACGTTTAGCGTGTGCCGGATGAAGGTTATAAATGTCCACGTCCATTGAACGAGCCAGTACGCCAGTGGCTACGTCGCGCGCCAGTGACGTCAGATCGTGAACGAAACCTTCGCCGCGATCGGTGAGGTTCCCGCCGCCAGCATTAGCGCCGGAAGCCGTGCGCGTGATGCGTGAAACACGATTTCCTTTCATCCACTCTTTTGTCAGCAGACCGCGATCGGTGTAGTCTGCGTCCAGGTATGCTTCGAAAAAAGCAGTCATCAGCCCCAGGCTTGAATTGCCTGGATTAGGGAAAACTCTGTCAGTATCACGCACCAGTTTATGGAGATCGCGAATTTCCAGCGGGTCGAGCAGGCTGGTTTTGTGGGAAACAGCCAGGGCAGTAACAGCTGGTAGTTCTTCAGCCCGTGCAATGTGTAATGCTTGGAGTTCGTCGCGTGAAACGTGCGTTACCGGTTTTTCGCTGCCGTGTTGAGCAAGCCAGCGAATGGGCAGCTCCTGACCGGAAATCGGGAGTAGCATATTCTCCTCAATCTCCGTCATGTCTTCGCCATTAACATTGGTATTGTCAGTGCTGGCTGGTTTGTCCTGCGCAGAGGATGAGGGCGCGATAAATACCATTGTGATGCCATCTTCCCCGCCTTTTTCGTAACGGTTGCAGAATTCCGTATCAAATACGCTCTCTGGTGGAAGGTCATCAACAACGGGCAAATTGACGCGAACAGGTTTTTTAAAGTCATCTTCATCGTAGCCAGCATCGTCAATCGCAACAGCACCACGGGATATGGCAATGGATAATTTTTTCGCTTCAGCCCAGTAGAAACCGCCTTTAATACCGAGACGTTTTCTTACTTTGTCATTTTTTGCTTCGTAATACAGTGGGTAAACTTGTTTATCGGTGCTCATTGTTTTTTAACCTCAACTCAGATTAAAATTAATGCGAGTGATGAATAAATGTCCCAGGTTCTTCACTCAGGCCTGCACAGTGTGCAGGCTTTCTTTTTTTCAGATTTCACCTTTTAATTTCATTGCAATCAGAGTTGCCAGAAATTCGGCTTTTTTTTCTGCGGGCAGATTCTTTCCTATGTGCACCAGACACATTTTTTTAACACCATCGTTAAGTGTTTTAACGTTGCCTGATGGACCGTCGATATCAACCACAGTGAATGGGGTTTCTTTATTTTCTGTCTTAATCACGTAGCCAATACGCTTTCCTTCCAGGGTAACTTCGTGAACAATGTCATCAGTAGTAACAACAGTGGCTTCATAACTGGTAATCATGTTTTTCTCCTTAATTAAGGTTGAGTGAATCCCTGCCATTGCTGGCATAAATTCAGTTTCGGATAGTCAGTTAATTAAAGTTCGTGTGCCATCTGGTCTTTTTCGGCACAGATTTCACTACAATATTTTTTCATTTCCGTCGTTGGTATAACTCCACGCATGAAATGAAGTGGTCTTGTAATGATTTTGCTTTCTTCAATTTCTTTATTGCAAAGGTGATAAGCACATTTTATTTTCTTAGTCATTACCATGACTCCGCCTTTACAGGTAAACCATCACGACCGAGGAAGACTTTAATCATGCAGTCAGAAATGCATGTTTTTGTAGTCAGGCTACGAATATAAAGTTTTCGCTTTTTAATATTGTTTGCCGAGGCGATATACGTCCGGCCTTCATGAAGAACATAATCGCCAGGGGTCACACACTGACGTGGTATTTCATCAGTTCCGAAGTGATGAGCAATCATAATTATCTCCATTTTTACAAATGAATTTTGTCGATGCGGTGCCTGGTGCCTCCAGGTGACGTTAACCAGTTAACAATTAACGCCGGATAATCCACCCATAACACTGATGCTTTTAACTGTTCCGCGTGCGCTTAGCCGCATTCACCGCATCACAAAATTCACTTTAAAAAGGGGCGGCAGGGCAGCCACGGAGTAGAACTGATGCCGCCAAAGACTACACAAAGCAATGTCGTTATTTACAACCGGAGGCGCACTCCCACCATTTAAATTTAACAGACAAGACCGACTCTTTATGGATACCGGAAATGCGCCTTCGTGTTGTGCCCGGTTTTATTTCACCACCTCCGGGCTTTGGTGGTATCTTTACTGGAGTTCTCACACAACCAGTAAGGAAATGAATATGCCAACGTATCTCGCCAGAGTAGAACTATATAATGCTGAGCCAGAGGATTACGAAGGGCTTCATAAATATATGCTCTCACTAGGATTCAGGAGAACGATCCCCCATGGAGATGGTTCGTATAATCAACTCCCGGACGGAACTTATGTTTCCGAAAAGGGCGGTGATATTTATCAAATTCGCAGCCAGATATCTGACTATGCAGACCGACTATCCAGATATCGCGCGTCTGTTTTTGTTTGCGAATTCAGTCAATGCGCATGGTATTTATACCCCGCCAAGACCCGGTGAATATCCTGCACGGCCTTCTGCTTTGTAGAAGGCTTCTTCGCTATCATTATCGCCAGATTCCAGCGCTTCTTTAGCCAGCCAGATGCGGGCTTCAGTGCCTGCATTTGGCTCCAGTTGCTGGAGGCGTTTTGCATCTTCTAGGAGTAGAGCGATAACGTGTTTTAATTCTGTCTCGTTCATTTTACTCACCTGAATGTCTTCCCAACCAGCGGCGTGCGCCAGCTTCGGTTTTAAACGTTTTGCTTTTGGTATACGTCATGGCGGTGAATGTGCCGTCCTGATTGGGAAACACGCCACATACCAGAGATTCGTTGTTGCCAAGATCGATAGTATCCATGTTGACCTCATTTCCCCTTAACGCCGGGTGGCGGAACGTTTTATCTACTGCGCTTTGTATCAATCAACAACTGCCGTCATGTTCGTATGCCTCAGGCTGGCTACTTAGCCCTGTTCAGTGGCTGGATAACTCGAGGTATTGTCCTGCCGTTCTCTGGTGGGGCGTTGTTTGGATATGCTTATTAAACACAATGCGTTTTCTTATGTCAACACGAAATGTGTTTTGTGGTGAGTGTCATATGATGATGGTACAAAAAAGCCCGCTGATAGCGGGCTGATTGGCATATTACTGTGATAGCAAGATCATTACTCCGGTGGGGGATTATCTTTAAGCCTGCCTCTCAAATATTTTTCTACATACTCATCGATTTCTTTTAGCCGGACTTCAAATAGCTCAATCATTCGTTGTTGTTCTGAGCCCGGTAGCTGGTTAAACAACTCAAGAAGTTTTCGTTGGGATTCATTTAACCACAATTCAGAAGATTCCTGTTCTCCAAATAGGAGCTCAGGAGGAGATATGCCAAGTGCCTTTCCCAATACGACAGCGTCATGCACTCCAACATTTCTGCTGCCCGCCTCATAGTTACCTATACGCGATTGCGTCCATCCGCAGATTTCAGCAAGTTTTCCTTGAGATAAACCAAGCTTCTGCCTGCGCTCTTTAAGACGCATTGCAATTTTGTCATTGAGCCTACTAGCGGCAATTTTTTCGTTTTCTTTTTCCATTGCATCCTTGTATCACGAATCGTGATTTACATAAAACACAAAACAGCTTGACCATATAACACAAGGTGTGTTTAAAATTGTCATCGGAGGTTTTCAATGAACAAAATTTCAACATATCGAAAACAGCTTGGGCTGTCTCAAAGACAACTTGCTGTTCAGTTAGGGTGGATACAAAGCCGACTGGCAAATTACGAAGCAAATTTTCGTACCCCTGGACTAGAGGAGTGCAGAAAAATTGTTTCTACCCTTAATCGGCTTGGCGCTCATTGTGGACTTGACGATGTATTCCCCCCAGACGGTAAGCATAGCGAAAACAGCATAGGAGCGGTTGATTCATGAAAATCAGGCATGAGCACATCGAATCAGTGTTGTTAGCCCTGGCAGCCGAAAAAGGGCAGGCGTGGGTCGCTAACGCAATTACTGAAGAATATCTGCGCCAGGGGGGCGGCGAATTGCCCCTTGTACCAGGCAAGGACTGGAACAATCAGCAGAATATCTATCACCGTTGGTTGAAAGGTGAAACGAAAGCGCAAAGGGAAAAAATTCAGAAACTGATCCCTGCGGTTCTGGCAATTCTTCCGCGCGAGCTGCGTCACCGACTCTGCATCTTCGATACCCTGGAACGCCGTGCATTACTGGCGGCGCAGGAAGCGTTGAGTACGGCAATTGATGCGCATGATGATGCAGTCCAGGCCGTTTACCGGAAAGCACATTTCAGCGGTGGTGGGTCGCCCGGCGATTCTGTCGTAGTGCATTGATTGAAATTAATCGTGCCGGATTGTTTTGTTCGGTATCAGTTAAATGTAACGCTGCGAGCGTTACAAGGTGAAAACAAATGGCTTCAAACTGGATAAAGCTCGAGGTTATTACGCCGGATAAGCCGGAAATATTCAGGCTTGCTGAGATTCTGAATATTGATCCAGATGCCGCATTAGGGAAGGTTATTCGCTTCTGGGCATGGGCGGATCAACAAATGATAGACGGTAATGCAAATTGTAACGCTCGCGGCGTTACAAAAAGTGCAATAGATCGCATCACTTTTATGGCTGGTTTTGCTGATGCGTTAATTCAGGTTGGATGGCTGGTCGAAAATGACGTTGGGCTTTCTCTACCTAACTTTGAACGTCATAACGGAAAAAGCTCTAAAAAACGGGCGGTTACAAACGAGCGAGTTACAAAAATACGCGAACTGAAACGAAAAGGTAACGCTGCCAGCGTTACACAAACGGATCAAAAAGCGTTACCAGAGGAAGAGGAAGAGGAAGATCTAAATACTGATCTCCCCCTAAATCCCCCTCGCCAAAAACGAGCGTCTAAAAAATTCGAGCCGGAGGCTATTGAGCTGCCCGATTGGTTGCCGGAAACACTCTGGCATGAGTGGGTCCGGTTCAGACAGGCATTGCGAAAACCGATTCGAACGGAGCAGGGCGCTAACGGGGCGATACGGGAACTGGAAAAATTCCGTCAGCAGGGTTTTACACCTGAGCAGGTGATTCGACACAGCATCGCCAATGAATACCAGGGCCTGTTCGCGCCGAAAGGTGTTCGGCCTGAGACGTTGCTCCGACAGGTTAACACCGTCTCGTTGCCGGACAGTGCGATCCCGCCAGGCTTCAGGGGGTAACGGACCATGAAAAATATTGCGACAGGAGGCGTTCTGGAGCGTATCCGCAGACTGACCCCACCACATGTAACCGCCCCATTCAGAACGGTTGCGGAGTGGCGCGAGTGGCAACTTGCTGAAGGCCAGAAACGTTGCGAGGAGATCAACCGCCTGAATCGTCAGTTGCGGGTGGAAAAAATCCTGAATCGCTCTGGCATCCAGCCGTTGCACCGCAAATGCTCGTTTGCGAATTACCAGGTGCAGAACGAAGGGCAGCGATACGCGTTAAGCCAGGCGAAATCCATCGCCGATGAACTGATGACCGGGTGTACAAATTTTGCGTTCAGCGGAAAACCTGGTACCGGGAAGAATCACTTAGCGGCAGCTATCGGGAATCGCCTGCTGAAAGACGGTCAGACAGTGATTGTGGTTACCGTGGCTGATGTCATGAGCGCCCTGCACACCAGCTATGACGACGGGCAGTCAGGCGAAAAATTTTTGCGGGAGCTGTGCGAAGTGGATCTGCTGGTTCTTGATGAAATTGGCATTCAGCGCGAGACGAAAAACGAGCAGGTGGTACTGCACCAGATTATTGATCGACGGACAGCGTCGATGCGTAGCGTGGGAATGCTGACAAACCTGAACTATGAGGCCATGAAAACATTGCTCGGCGAGAGGATTATGGATCGCATGACCATGAACGGCGGGTGTTGGGTGAATTTTAACTGGGAGAGCTGGCGTCCGAATGTCGTCCAGCCAGGAATTGCGAAGTGATTTTTACCGGGAGGAAATTTTAATGGAGACTGTTTTTGACGCACTGAAAGCAATGGGAAAAGCCACGTCGGTAGAACTGGCTGCGCGACTTGATATCAGTCGTGAAGAGGTACTGAACGAGCTGTGGGAACTGAAAAAGGCTGGTTTCGTTGATAAAAGCGTATACACTTGGTGTGTGGCTGATAACAACGTTCAGCAGGAACAGCCAGAGCAGGCAGAACTGCCGGAAGAAACCACCACGGCAACAGTCGCGAAAATTTCGGAGTGCGATTTAACTGCGGCGATTGAACAACGTGGACCACAAACGGCGGATGAGTTGGCTACATTGTTCGGTACCACATCACGCAAAGTGGCTTCAACGTTGGCAATGGCAATCAGCAAAGGTCGTCTGATTCGCGTAAATCAGGGCGGTAAATTTCGTTACTGCATACCGGGCGATAATTTACCAGCAGAGCCGAAAGCAGCATCGGTAGCGGAAACTGATGGTAAGGCCTTTCCTCAGCCCGCAGGTGTTGCGTTACCAGTACAGGAGGCTGCAACACAGGAAGATATTAAAACAGAAACTGTGGCGGACATTGTGCAGTCGCTGCCATCGTTTACTGAAACGCGAGCGGATGACCTGGTTTTACCATCACTGCATATGGCAAACCGCGAACTGCGTCGGGCGAAAAATCATGTCCAGAAGTGGGAGCGTGTCTGCGCCGCGCTGCGTGAGTTGAACAAGCACAGGGATATTGTACGACAGATTACTGATTCTTCCCGCCATGTTGCATCGGAAAAGTGATTGCCGGAGGCACCTATGGCAAAAGTATTTACACCAGAAGAGCGGGAAAAAATTAAAGGGCAGGTTGTTGAACTTGTACGTCTGAGCGGTCGCGAGACGTTACGGGCTCTGGAGGCTAAAACCGGTGCATCAAGGTATTACATAAGCACTCTCGCCAGAGAACTGGTCGCCAGTGGTGATGTTTACAATTCAGGCTACGGATTATTCCCGTCTGAGCAGGCGCGTAAAGACTGGCAAAATGCCCGCAAAAAACTATCAAGGGCAAAGGTGAAGAAACCGGTTGTGGTTGATCCTGACCTTATCTGGTCATTACCAGACGGAGAAATACGTCGTTATAACAGACGACAGAACATAATCTGTCGCGAGTGCCGGAATAGTGAGGTTATGCAGCGAGTGCTGGCGTTTTATCAGGGTAATTTTCAGGAGGTGGCACAGTGAGCGGGATTGACTATCAGGCTTCAATTACCGCTGGCATTCGCATCAAAGGAGAGGAGCATGGAAATAAAACCAGAAGATGAGTTTAGCAATATCGTTTTATTTCCGATAAAAGAGGATGACCCTCGTAATCAGGTTAATTTTCTTTATGAGCCATCGGAAAGACCATATTGCCATCACGCCTCTGTCCGGGTTGACGAAAAAGAGCGTCAGGTCCGCTGTAAAATCTGCGGTGCAGTTGTGGAGCCATTTGACTGGATGCTCTCTGTGGCGAAAAGAGAAACCAGACTGGCAGATGATGTAAAACTATTGCGCCAGGAGGAACAGGAAAAGCGAAAAAATATAGAAAAGCTAATTCAGATTGAGCGTAATGCGAAAGCGCGGATACGCAGGGTGACAAAATCCAGAACTGAATAATTAAATTTAGCACTGTTAAAAATTTAATCCTTAACCGGAGGGATTTCTGCCCCCTCAAATAATCAGGAGGCCGCCCAAAAGGGCGGCTGTTCCGCTGTTCAATTATCTAAAATTGTGCTAAATCTTTTTATTACCATTAAGAACGTTATAACAGTGATAAAAAAGGATGTATAGGCTAAAAAGCTAACAATATATGCAGGTGCGCGAAAATACCATTTCATTAAATCCACTGCATTGTCAGGCAGGAAATATATTATCACTGAAAATATAACCAATACTATTGAAGTTAATATTGCATAAGCGACGTTGTGGCATAACTGCTCATATATGGTTTTGTTAGTGTTTAATGATATCAATTTGTCTCGGGATTTGTTTCCTTCAATTATGTCTGATATCTTAGTGATGGTTTTTTGTTTTTGTTCATAAATCATTATTACTGCACTCATTAATAGTGCTGTTGTAATAGCCCCGAAGTTAACAAAGACGGAAGCAATTGCCGGTTTCATTATTCCGTATGTCCAGCACAGAACGAAAGAAAGAGATAACGGAACAATAAAATGTACGATAATGTCGCTCATCAACATTGTTCCACGCTGATCTGACATTGTTTTGTAGTGTTTTATTATTACACCCAGCACATTTATTTTATTCATATAATCACCCCTTTGTTTCCGCTATGCAGTTCTAACAATATATCATTAGAAAGGTTTTTTATCGTGTCATGAAGTGCTGTTAGATCAGGTATGCCTGTTAATGGGTCGATTTTTAGATCATTATCATCTAACTCTGCGGAAATTCCTTTTTTTAGTATGGTATCATAATTGAAAACGACAGTCCGACTGCCGAGTTGTAAGCTTACTTTTATTGCATCACATTTATCTTCAATAATCTCAATGATGTTTCCTATATTCTTGTTTCTTAAATCCCTGAAACTTCCGAACATGCCATCGTTTGCTTTTATTATTAAGTCTGTCTTGATGTTTGTTTTGTTTTGACCAAAGGAATCAGCAATGTCTTTTGGTGCTTTATATCCTTGAGCCTTAATTTGTTTTAATTCGGAATTGAGAATATATTGAGGGATTTTCTTATGATGTAATGGATTGATTCTTGCTTCGAGTTGAAATTTGTTTTTTAGATATTCAGTGATAGAATCAGAAAGGACACCTCGAGCAGAAATATTATCGCAAGAGTGGAATGCAATAATTCCTTCTTCAAGGGCGTCTGGTAGGTATATTAAAATATAACGTTCTTTGAGTGTTACATCATAAGCAGTTGTCCTATAGTGGATTTTTTTGAGTTTTACATCTTTTATTTCACTGCTTTCTCCATATTTCCCAACTTTTATATAACCATATATAATTTTCTTTGAGTTATCAAAGTGAAGTTTAGCGTGTTGTTCCAGAGATATTTTAGTTTTGGATACGCCAAACTCGATGGGGGTGTTTTTATATAGAGTAAAATAATCAACAAAAAGTTCATATGCCGTTTTTTTATTACTTAAACCCAATTCATTAAGTTTTTTGCTGGCTCGACTGCCTTTATGGGTCAATACGCGGAATGAATAGAAATTAACGCTGTGCATGAAAAGTCCTTTTGAACATATAGGAATATACTAGAACATAAATAGATGCAATGCATAAAGGAAAAGCTACCGCAGGGCGAATTCACCCACCGATAGCTCTTAACTGGTTGTTTGTAAAACATAATACATAAATTGGGGGCTGTGTAAAGAGGTAAGCATCGTCAGGGCAAGGGAGATGTGTTAGGCGATATTGGTAAAATTTACGTTGAGGATAAAAACGGTTTGCGGGAAAAGGAGAGTTAAGTAGAATTGCTGCGGGTGCTTGAGGCTATCTGCCTCGGGCATGAACACCAAAGGCAGATAGAGAAAAGCCCCAGTTAACATTACGCGTCCGGCAAGACGCTTAACATTAATCTGAGGCCAATTTCATGCTTTGCACATGTAGGTTAGCCTCTTACGTGCCGAAAGGCAAGGAGAAGCAGGCTATGAAGCAGCAAAAGGCGATGTTAATCGCCCTGATCGTCATCTGTTTAACCGTCATTGTGACGGCACTGGTAACGAGGAAAGACCTCTGCGAGGTACGAATTCGAACCGGGCAGACGGAGGTCGCTGTCTTCGTAGACTACGAATCTAGAGAGTAAGAGTGACCAGGCGGGAGAGTAATCTCCCGCCACCTCTGATGTGCCAGGCATCCTCAACGCACCCGCACTTAACCCGTTTCGGCGGGTTTTTTGTTGCGCGCTGAATACGCAGGGTGGAAAATAACCATATATTTGATTATATACACAACACAAAATAAAAGTCATTGTACCTGCACATTAAATAATCAAATATACGGCGTGAAATAAATATTTTTCAGATTAATATTTTTGTCTCTATGTGGATATAACCTTTTGTACTTATAAACCTGGAGGCATCGTGGAAAAAATAAAGAAACTATTTAGTAGCAAATACGCAGTCATACGTCGTGATGACCTGTCAGTTATAGCCGAAATGGATTACTTCCCTGAAACCCCAAAATCAATGATGTATCGTAATGGTCGAAAGGCAATTTTTTTACCGATGAGGGTAAGTGACATTATGGGAAATGATAAACTGCTGGATGAATTGCGAGTCAGAGCATCCTGTTAGTATTGGCATTAATTCTGTTATACTACATAACGGGCTGAACACCCATTCTACTGCGCCAGCGGAGAACTACGATGGCGCATATACAACTGGTCAAACAAACCTCTTCCGGATTACTTCTCCCGGCGACGCCGGAGAGTTGCGATTTTTTGCATCAAATCAAAATAGGTGAGTGGATACACGCAGACTTTAAGCGTGTGCGTAACTACGCATTCCACAAGCGTTTTTTCAAACTCCTGCAACTGGGATTCGATTACTGGACTCCGAACGGTGGGGCGATCACGCCTCGCGAACGAGAACTGGTGTCCGGTTTCGTTGATTTCCTGTGCGAATCAGTAGGTCGGGAACATACGCCAGCCCTGAGTGATGCCGCAGAGCAATACCTTAACACCGTTGCGACTTGCAGAACCCGGGATACGGCCTTACTCAAGTCCTTTGACGCTTTCCGCGAGTGGGTAACCATTCAGGCAGGATTTTACACCGAGCATATTTATCCTGATGGTAGTCGTGGGCGCAGGGCAAAATCTATCGCATTTGCGAACATGGACGAAACCGAGTTTCAGCAGGTTTATAAATCTGTACTGAATGTGCTGTGGAACTGGATCCTGTTCCGTAAATTTTCCTCTCCGGAGGAAGTCGAAAATGTGGCCGCACAGTTACTGGAGTTTGCGTAATGGTGGATTTACGTAAAGCGGCGCGGGGGCAGATGTGCACCGTCAGAATTCCTGGCTACTGCAATCACAATCCCGAAACATCTGTGCTGGCGCATTACAGGCTGGCGGGGACGTGCGGAACAGCGACAAAACCACACGATATGCAGGCAGCGATTGCCTGCAGCTCATGCCACGATTTAATCGACGGGCGGGTAAAAACCAGCGATTACACCAAAGAAGAATTACGCCTGATGCATGCAGAAGGTGTTTTTCGCACACAAGAAATCTGGAGAAAGGAGGGATATTTGTGATTTACCCAACGAATACAGGAAAAAGCGGAGAACACCTTCGTCTCACCACGCTGGAAAGTGTCTGGATTCAGGGAAAACTGCGTATGTGGGGGCGCTGGTCGTATATTGGTGGCGGTAAGACGGGAAATATGTTCAACCAGTTGCTGACCTCTAAAAAGCTGACAAAAACGGCAATTAACGAGGCGCTCCGGAGGATGAAAAAAGCAGGTCTGGACAAACCTGAACTTGAGGCTTTTTTGCGGGATATGATCAACGGCAAGCAAAAAAGCTGGCTGGTGCATTGTACTGATGCAGAGGCGTTATGCATTGATCGGGTGATTAGTGAAGTGCTGGCAGAACACCCAGGATTGATTTGTATCCTCCGGCAACGATATGAAGGGAGGGGGATGACTAAGCGAAAAATGGCTGAATTGCTGAATGACGCACACCCTGAGTGGTGTTTCCGGACGTGCTGCAGTCGGGTAGATGTATGGCTAAATCTTGCTGAATATATGCTCTATCTACCGATGCGTGATGCATTCTCTTCCGGGGATCTAAAAACCGTTTGTTGACTCAATCTGTTATCCGGGGCTATATTCCTCACGCGCCAGCAAAATCTGGCGTCGGGATTGGCGTCCCGGATGTTTACGGAGCGATATGAGACGCGCCCGCGTCTTTTTTCATATCGTTTGCACAGTCACATTCGCGATTTATGGCGGGCTGTGTGGGGGAGCCGAAAGGCTCGCCGGTTTCCGTACCCGGTTACGCCAACCCTGCACAGTTCGCCACCAGTTCGATTGGCGTCGTCGGTGGCGATAATTTCCAAATGTACGGAGTTATCGTTATGACCACTCAAATCTCTGTTGAAACTCTCTCCCCGATCACCCATAACCAGATTCCTGTTATTACCACCGAACTTTTGGCGCAGCTTTACGGCACTGAGCCGGTGCGTATTCGCCAGAATCATCATGAGAACAAAGTACGCTTCGTTGAAGGGAAACACTTTTTCAAAGTTGTTGGTAATGACCTTAAAGAATTGCGGGTCGCTTTAAACTACTCACAAAATCCAGTTTCACCCAAAGCCCGCTCCCTCATCCTCTGGACAGAACGAGGCGCAGCACGCCACGCCAAAATGCTCGAAACCGATCAGGCGTGGGATGTGTTCGAAAAACTGGAAGACTGCTATTTCAGTCAAAAGGATCCGTCAACGCCAGTTTCATGCCAGAAAGGTTACGACACGCGAGTTCTCTGTTATCAGAGAGGCGGTGTCACTGTTTCCACAATTCAGTTACGGGATGATGATATTGTTATTTCCCTTGAGTCATGGCTGGAACTGGCGAGAGCCAATGGTTGGTTTGTTGTTCGCAGAGATAAACTGGTGGAAAGGTTGATGCAGCTTTAAAAAAGTTCTTGCATTTTTGCACATAAACTGCTTCAATTTCGGTACGCTTCGCAAAGCTGTATCGCGAGGCGAATCAAGCGCATGAACTTTACCAGAACCCGCCATTGAGCGGGTTTTGTTGTTTCTGGTACTGGCGAACCTGATGTTTCATTTCTGGAGCGCGATTCCTGGCGGAATACCTGGAATCGAGACATTCTGGTAAAATTGTTTTCAGTACAGGATGTGGAGGTGAGATGAGAGAACTACCTAAAGATTATTTTTTAGGAGTAGATGATGAGCTCGTCGATTATCTTGAAAAACAAGGGGAAGAGACGATACGAGAGATTCATCTTTCTAACAAAACTAATGTTGAGAATGGATACAAACTTCTGAACATTCAGATTGTTGGAATTGGCTCATCTTTTTTATTGCTGACACAGAAAACTAATTTCGATTTTCTCACTGCTGGAATTACCACATTTACATTACTATGGACATGGTGCGCCATTTACTTGGTATGTACTGGTTTATCTGTGAAGGTTAGGGGCCTGATCAATGCCCCTCCTGATCATCTATATCATGAAAAATATAAGGATATGGAGCCCTCGAGCTTTAAAATATTCGCTGATGCAGGATATTTAGGACCTGATAAGTTATTGCCGCTTATACGAAGGTATCGCCTTGTTGACTTGAGTGATACAGCAAGAGAGTTACTGTTGGAAAATGAGAAAATCCGCACGAGTCTCGATAAAGCAAGGATGTATACCATCCTTGCTCCGGTAGCTGCGATGTTTATCTCGGCTGTTTTTTTATATGTTCAATGACTGAGTCGGCAGAATCTCCAACAAAAACACGACGTGTAGCAAAGTCTGCAGTACTTTGTGTTGGAGTTGGTTTTGGTGCCACGGGGTGCTGAGGTTTATTTTCACCTTGTGGCTTGTTTTTTTCAGACATAAAAATCCTCTTTGTTTGAATTGTTACTTTTGGCGATTTAACGATATCAAACACGAGTATATACCGCCAGAAGCTTAATCTGGCACTCCATCTGGCCCCGGCATGTCCCGGGGCTTTTTCGTTGTTAGGCTCCGGAAACATCCTCGACTTCTTGTTAGCAAGCCTGAGAGCCTGAATCTTACACTTAGCACCATCCGAACTCTCGGAGGTGAGGCTTATGAAAATGCACAATGCCCCTCATTCCTGGCCTGGCTTACTGGAACTCTTACAAAGTTGGTGGCGTGGAGATACGCCGCTGGGCGCAGTGGTTATGTCAATTATTATGGCTGGTTTGCGCATTGCCTATTTTGGCGGTGGCGGCGGCTGGAAACGAAAAACGCTTGAGATTCTGCTTTGTGGTGCTCTGACGCTGACCTTTGCATCCGCGCTTGAGTATGTCGGATGGCCTAAATCACTTTCTGTTGCCATTGGTGGTGGGGTGGGGCTGATTGGTGTTGATGCTATTCGTGGTGCGGCAATGAGGGTCATCGGTAACAAGTTCGGTGCCCATAAGGAGTAATTAATGCAGACACTTAATTCCCAGCGTAAAGCTTTCCTTGATATGGTGGCATGGTCAGAAGGAACAGATAACGGACGGCAGAAAACCAGAAATCACGGTTATGATGTTATTGTCGGTGGCGAACTGTTCACTGATTACTCCGATCACCCCCGCAAACTTGTCACGCTAAATCCGAAACTCAAATCAACAGCCGCTGGACGTTACCAGCTTCTTTCACGCTGGTGGGATGCCTACCGCAAGCAACTTGGCCTGAAAGATTTTTCTCCAGAAAGTCAGGATGCTGTAGCGCTGCAGCAAATTAAAGAGCGTGGCGCTTTACCGATGATTGACCGCGGCGATATTCGTCAGGCAATCGACCGGTGCAGCAATATCTGGGCGTCGTTACCTGGTGCAGGTTACGGTCAGTATGAACATAGAATCGGTGACCTGATTTCCCGATTTAAAGAAGCTGGTGGGGTGGTAAATGAAGCTGAGATATAAGCTGGTTATTGTTGCCTTCTTTGTTACCGTCATCGGTTCTTTTATCTGCTCTGCCGGGCATTACTACAGCAAATATCAACACGAAAAGGAGCGTGCTGATGAGGCTGTACGAAATGCTGAATCTGCAACAGCCATTACCAGTAACGTCCTGCAATCACTGCAAATCATCAATACAGTTATAGAGGCTAACCAGCATGCAAAACAGCAGATCGCACTGGAGTCACAGAGAACCCAGGAAGATATCAAAGTGGCTGTTGCGGATGATGATTGTGCTGTTCGTATCGTTCCTTCTGGCGCAGTTAAGCGGTTGCACGAATACGCGAACGGTATACGTGTCGGTGCCGGTCGTTCCGTTACCAGCCAGTCTGACGGATGAAACACCCCAGCCAGATTTACCCGACCCGTTTACGTGGGGAGCCAGCCTTAACCTGAATGTTGCGTTGTTGTCAGCGTTAGCACAGTGCAACAGGGATAAGGCCGATATCAGGACTTTTGAGAAAAACAGGGCAGCACAAACCAATGGCACGATTAAACGTTGAAGTTATCCCACCAGACAGCGAAACGATGAACGGGATTTTTGCAGAGATTGAACGTAAATATGCGCATCAGCCGATGACGCAAAAAGTTATCGATGAAATGCAACGCGAAGCGGCGCGCCTTGTAAGGCGAGCGACAAACACGAAGGTTACGTTTGTTCGGGACTGACATTACAGAAGCTCCTTTGATAAGGGGCTTCGATAATGTCACTAAGAGGAAAAATTCATGGCAAAACCGGACTGGGAGGCCATCGAATCGGCATACCGGACCGGAGTCCTTAGCCTCCGTGATATAGGCGAGAAATACGGCGTTACAGAAGGGGCTATCAGGAAGAGGGCCAAAAAGCTTGGTTGGGTACGCAGTGGCGGTACGCAGGTTTGCAAAAATGGTACGCAAAAAAGAAAAGTGCGTACCAGCAGAAAGCCTGCCATTACTGGCCTTACACAAAAAGGTACGCAACTAAAAACAGAACCTACACTGGATACGAAACCGATACGCGGAATGCGTACCGATCCCCCGACTAACCCATTCCAACCCGGTAACCAGCAGGCATTAAAACACGGTGGTTATGCCCGTCGCCTTCTGCTCAAAGATGAGGTGATAGAGGATGCTAAAGCGTTGACGCTCGAGGACGAATTATTTCGCCTTCGTGCTAACAACCTTGTCGCTGCAGAGAATATTGGTCGGTGGCTGGTGTCGCTGGAAGATGCTAATGGGGACCAGGAAAGGAAGATGCTGATGGAAAATATCAGCGCCGCCGAGAAAGCAATGATGCGCAATACAGTTCGTATTGAGTCCATCGTTGGCACGCTTGCGACGGTAGGAAAAATATTTGCTGATACAGCCTACCGCAAGGCCGCCACTGATAAGGTGTCTCTGGAGGCTGATCGTCTTCGCCGTGATGCAGGTATTGATGATGGCAATGGAGAGCGTGACCTCAATGACTTCTACTCTGACATCCAAACCGACGCTTAATCCGGCTTTACGTAGTTTCTGGACTACGCGGGCACGTAACAAAGTGCTTTATGGTGGCCGGTCATCGTCAAAATCATGGGATGCCGCTGGCATTGCCATATTTCTGTCGAATAAATACACCCTGCGTTTTTGTTGTGCCCGTCAGATCCAGAATAAAATCGAAGAGTCGGTGTATACCCTGCTCAAAATTCAGATAGACAGGTTTGGCCTGCGGCACCGTTTCCGGATTCTAAACAACAAAATCATTAACCGGGTTACTGGCTCGGAATTTGTTTTTTATGGATTATGGCGCAACATCGAAGAAATTAAGTCACTGGAGGGGATCGACGTGTTGTGGCTGGAAGAAGCCCACGCACTGACTGAATACCAGTGGAAAATTCTGGAGCCAACGATCCGTAAAGAGGGTTCGGAATGCTGGTTCATATTCAACCCCGGACTTGTTACTGATTTCGTCTGGCGTAACTTCGTTGTTGATCCGCCTGAAGGCACTCTCATCCGCAAAATTAACTATGACGAAAATCCGTTTCTGTCTGACACCATGCTTAAGGTTATCGACGCGGCGCGACGCCGTGATCCGGATGGTTTTAAACATGTGTATGAGGGCGTTCCGGAGTCTGATGATGATGCGGCAATCATCAAACTGTCCTGGATAGAAGCCGCAGTGGATGCGCACAAAACGTTAAATTTCGAACCCAGTGGAAGAAAGCGTATTGGCTTTGACGTGGCTGACAGTGGTACAGATAAGTGCGCTAACGTTTACCGTCACGGATCCGTTGTTTTCTGGGCCGACGAATGGAAGGCCAAAGAAGATGAATTACTGAAGAGCTGCCAGCGTACTTATCAGGCGGCGCTGGAGCGTGAAGCAGATATTGTTTACGACTCTATCGGTGTTGGTGCGTCTGCCGGTGCTAAATTCTCTGAAATTAACGCTGACCGGAAGAGCGAGAATGCATACGCGCGACGTGTGAATTACCAGAGGTTTAACGCCGGCGCTGGTGTGCATGAACCAGATGACGAATACAACGGCATCCCCAACAAAGACTTTTTCGCAAATCTTAAGGCTCAGGCATGGTGGCTGGTGGCTGACCGTTTCAGAAATACGTTTAACGCCATTAACAACGGAGAACAGTATCCTGTGGATGAGCTGATCAGCATAGATTCTCGTTGTCCGTTGCTTGAAAAGCTGAAACTGGAACTGACAACACCTCATCGTGATTTCGACCGTAACGGACGTGTGATGGTCGAAAGTAAAAAAGACCTCGCAAAACGCGAGATACCGTCACCAAACGTTGCTGACGCATTCATTATGGCCTTCGCGCCAATTGATACATCGCTGGATATCTGGGAACAGCTGGGGAGACAGGCCTGATGGCACGAAACAAGCAAGCCCTGCGAAGAACTGCGCAGGCCACAGCTGATGGTTATGAGAATTTTATTGCCCGCGTAGGGATGCAGACACCTAACCAGCACTCAGCATCCACCTACCGGGCTAATTTCACCAGTCGTAACCGCATGCTGGTGGAATGGTCCTATCGTTCGTCCTGGATTATCGGCGAAGCGGTCGATGCTATCCCGGATGATATGACCCGCAAAGGCATTCGCATCACTTCGGAAATTGATGCAAAAGATCGTGGCATTCTCGAATCACAACTGGATGAGTTGCAAATCTGGGATGCGCTGAACGACGTGCTGAAATGGTCGCGCCTCTACGGCGGCGCGGTGGGTTTCATCATGATTGAGGGGCAGGCACCAATGACCCCGCTGCGACCCGAAACCATCGGTAAGGGCAAGTTTAAGGGGATTCTCCCGCTCGACCGCTGGATGATCGCCCCGGTACTGACCCGCCGCATTAAAGATATGGGGCCGGACCTGGGTAAACCTGAGTTTTACGATGTGGTGACCACAGCAACGGGAATTCCTGCCTGGCGCATTCATCACAGTCGCCTGATTCGCTTTGATGGCGTCACGCTGCCATTTCAGCAGAAGATGACTGAGAACGAATGGGGAATGTCGGTTGTAGAGCGTATCTGGGATCGTCTTACCGCGTTCGACAGCGCTACTGTCGGCGCGGCGCAACTGGTCTACAAAGCGCATCTGCGGACCTACAAGGTGGAAAAACTTCGTGAGCTTATTGCGCTGGGCGGCCAGGCATTCGAGGCGCTGCTGAAAAACATTGATCTGATTCGACAGTTTCAGAGCAATGAAGGCATGACGCTAATGGATGCCAAAGATACCTTCGAAACCCATCAGTACAACTTCAGTGGTCTGGATGACATCCTTTCGCAGTTTGCAGAACAGATTAGCGGCGCTGTTGGTATCCCACTGGTGCGGTTGTTCGGACAGTCCCCGAAAGGATTTTCTACCGGTGATGCAGATCTTGCCAACTATTACGACCGGGTAAGCTCGTTGCAGGAGAGGCGTTTACGTCTTCCGGTGCGGCGGATACTGGACATCATGCATCGTTCGGAACTTGGCAAGCCGCTCCCGGATGATTTCACGTTTGAGTTTAACCCGCTCTGGCAAATGTCTGATGTCGATCGTTCAACGGTGGCGTTAAATACCACCAACGCAATCAGTACAGCGCTGGGTGATGGTCTGATGACACTGAAAGCCGCTATGACTGATTTGCGCGAAAATTCTGACGTAACCGGCATCGGGGCATCCATTACCGACGAGGACATAGAGAATGCCGAAGACGAAGCGCCGCCCGGCATCGGCGAACCTGATGACGAACCGCAGGAACCGTCAGGCGGAAATCCGGTATCGAACCAGTCTACGCAGGATAGCGCGGGCGGTCGGGGACATCGTAAATGGTCGCTACGATGGTTCAAATGACAGTATCACGGAAATTATTGAGGCGCTGGAACGCTACAGTGAAATCATCACCCCCTGGGCGACAAAGGTCGCGGAAAACTTTACCGCCGACATTGTGCGCAAGAATGATGAGCAGTGGCGTAAACACAGCAAAACCATCAGCCGTGAGCTACGCAATCTGGTAAACAGTGCCCCTCCAGGGCAGGTGATGAAATCCATCGTTGCTGAACAGGTTAAGTACATCAAATCGCTACCCCTCGAGGCGGCTGACAGGGTGTACGACATCCAGAATCGGGCGATAGAAGCTGTTGTTACCGGTGGGAGAGCGGAACATTTTGCTAAAGAAATAGCCGCATCGGGTGATATAGCAAAGTCCAGAGCTGACCTGATTGCCCGTACTGAACTTGGACGTGCAACCGGAGCGCTGGATCAGGCGCGTGCGCTGTCAATTGGTTCGAATGGTTATATCTGGCGTACAGCCGAAGATGGTGACGTCAGGCATTCTCATCAGGAAATGGAAGGTAAATTTGTCGAATGGGGCAAACCTCCAACGCTTGACGGCATGACAGGTCATGCTGGTGAGCTCCCGAATTGTCGCTGTTATAAAGAAATCGTTTTTCCCACCTCCCAATCTTATCCCGCCTGAATCGCAGGTAACCCATGAAATATTTTTTCAATACCCGGCTGGGAGAAACCCGCTACCAGCTGGCTGACGGCTCGTTGCTGTGCAAAGACGTGCCGATAGGACGAACAGGTAAGCAGCTCTATGGTGCTGATGACCTGCCAAAACTGAAACCCGATAAGTTCGGTGAAATAGTCGTCACACGTTCTCCTGAGCAGGTATTCCATCCGGCCACGCTTGCCTCATTTGAAGGGATGAGCATCACGATCCTGCATCCTGAAGATGAAAACGGGAATGTGCGGCTGGTAAATCCCGAGAACTGGAAAGAGCTTGCTGTCGGGCATCTTCAGAATGTCCGGCGCGGGACGGGTGAGCAGTCTGATTTGATGCTGGCTGACCTTATCGTCAAAGACGAAAACGCCATTCAGCTTATCGAAGATGGCCTGCGTGAAGTGTCGTGCGGCTATGACGCAGAGTACGAGCAGACCGAGCCAGGTAAAGCCGAGCAGGTCGATATTACCGGAAACCATGTGGCTCTTGTCCCCAAAGGCAGAGCCGGAAATCGTTGTGCAATTGGAGACAGAGACACAATGGCAAATCAAAAGAAAAACTGGTGGAACCGCATGCGTGCAGCCATCAAGACAGGAGATGCCGACACCATGAACGAACTGGTGGAGTCGGCTCCCGCATCGGTTACAGGAGATGAGGGGGATTTGCCGCAGGGCGTTAATCTCAACATCAACCTGTCCCCGCAGCAACCACTACCGGACAAAGCACCAGAGATGGGTGGAGGTCCAACCGGCGACAGTGATGATGACCTCAAAACATTACTGAAAGCCCTGCTGGCTAAGCTGGAAGGAAATGCCACGGGCGATAATGATAATAAGCCTGACGATAATCCGACCGGTGACGGCGAGGACGATGAAGAGGAAACCACGATTACTGGTGACTCAGCCTGGCGTGCCGAAGTTATCGTTCCGGGTATCGATCTGAGCCGTAAGATGAAACCGACCGAGTTCAAACGCGAGGTTCTGGCTTCCGCAGATAAAACGCTGGTTCGCCAGATCGTCGGTGATGCGGATATCCGCAAATTGCCGAAACAATCGGTCGACATGGCGTTTAATGCCGTGTCTGAGATTGCCAAAGGGCGAAACACCCGCGCCACCACCAGCGATGCACAGCGCCTAAACATGGGCATGACCAGTATCGCTTCCCTGAACAAACAAAACGCTGAATTCTGGGCAAACCGTAAAGGGTAAAAAATGAATAATGTATTTCTGTACCGGATGCCTGTTGGCATTGCCGGGGCTGTCTCTCGCCCGCAGGACTTAACCGTCGAACCGGTGGTCCTTAAATCCGATAACGCCTTCGCTGCCTATGGCCTGGCTGGTAAATACGATGATGACGGTTTTTTCGTGCCGCTGGCAGATGGTGATACCGCAGACAAGGTGAAGGGGATCTACGTGCGCCCTTATCCGACCACGTCGCAGCCGGACATGGTTCGCCAGGTGGGAACAGGCAAGAACTTCCCGGGCGACGCCATGAAGCGTGGCTACGTGACTGTTAATCTCGGTTCTGATTTTGATGCCAGCACCATCAAAAAAGGCGACCCGGTATACGTTGTCGTCTCCACTGATGAATCCATCAAAGTGCCGCTGGGTGGATTCATGTCCACGTCAGTCAGTGGCAAAAATGTGGTGCTGACCAACGCTGAATTCACAGGTGCCGGTGATGCTGACGGCAATGCAGAAATTTCCTGGAAGATTTAAGGAACAGACGAATGATTACTTTTGATCAGGCAACCGTTGACAGCTCTGGTGCCTTTCTCATCGGGGAGCTGGAGCGACTCGACCAGACGCTGAACCTGCCACTGGTGGGGTACACCTGGACCCGCGATATTCAGTTGCGTGAAGATGTCTCTATCGCAGATGACATTTCCAGCTGGACGAATACCAGCTTCGCCGCTGCGGGTACTGGTGCAAATCCGAATGGCAAAAACTGGGTAGGCAAAGACTCAACCGCTATTGCTGGCGTGAACGTGGATACCGGCAAATCCGGTAACCCGCTGAACCTGTGGGGGATGGAACTTGGCTGGACGGTCATAGAATTGCAGGCTGCTCAGCAGGTCGGCCGCCCGATTGATACGCAGAAGTATGACGGTATGCAACTGAAATGGCAGATGGATAACGATGAACAGGTATATGTTGGCGATTCCGCATTAAACCTGAAAGGCCTTGTTACCCTGGACGGCGTGCCTGTCAACAACGCTGCCAAAACGTGGGCAACTTCAACACCGGACGAAATCCGCGCAAGCATTAACCAGGTGCTGTCTGATGCGTGGGCCGCTTCCGGTTACTCTGTGGTTCCGCGTGATTTGCTGATCCCGCCTGAGCAGTTTGCTCTGTTGTCCAGCATCATCGTTTCATCTGCGGGTAACCAGTCCCTGTTGACGTATCTTCAGACCAACACCATCAGCTATCACCAGAACGGTGTTCCGCTGAATATCCGCGCGGTTAAATGGCTGAAAGGCCGTGGTGTGGGGAAAAAGGATCGCATGGTTGCGTACACCAACGATAAAAAATACGTCCGCTACCCGCTGGTTCCGCTTCAGAGCGTGCCGGTGCAGTATCGCGGTCTGTATCAGATCGTCACTTACTACGGCAAGCTGGGTGCGGTTGAGCCAGTGTATAAAGAAACTCTGTCCTATGTGGACGGTATCTGATAACCAGAATGGCCCCGAAAGGGGCCTGAAGGAAACTGAAATGGCGAAAGAAAAGCTGGTTACCATCCATGTTCACACCCCGTTTACGCTGACGCTCGGCGATCAGTCAAAACAGGAGTTTGGCCGGGGACGACATAACGTACCGGAAGAAGTCGCGTCGCACTGGTTCACCCAGGCGCACTCTGAGCTTTCCGAAAGCGTGATTAGCGACACCGATGATCTGCAACCCATTATCGACGGCCTGCAAGCGCAGATTGCCGACAAAGATAAGCTGATTGCCGATCTGAAAGATGCATTGCTCAAACTGCAGGAGCAGAACGACAGCCTGCAGGCGCAAATTACTGCCGCCCGGGCTGGCGGTAATGGGGCTAAAGATGTCAAAGAATCAAAGTCTGCCAGCGGTAAGTGATTTTCGACGCGACTTCCCGCAGTTTGCTGACCCGGCAAAATATCCCGACGCCCAAATCGGGTTCCGTCTGAATCTGGCCGATGAACTGCTGACCGAAAACGTCACCGGCAAAAAGTTGTTTCCGTACTTTGCCGGGTTGTTCGTTGCGCACTACATGACGCTCTGGGCGGCAGACAGCAGAGCGATGCTGGCTGGTGGTCCGGGCGGTTCAACCAATGGTGTTCAGTCCTCAAAGTCCGTTGACAAGGTAAGCGTCAGCTATGACACCAGCGCGACGCTGAATCCTGATGCAGGTTTCTGGAATAACACCCGATATGGCGCTGAATTTTATCAGTTGATCACGATGTTCGGTGCAGGCGGTCGCCAGCTATGAGTTTCAAAAGCGGTGTAACAACGAGGGTGGATAACGCTAAGGCCATTCTGGATGCGCTCAGGTCGTTAACCAAAAAAGATGTGCTGGTCGGCATCCCTTCGGAAGACAGCGGGCGGGATGATGTTCCGTTTGGTAATGCGGGCATCGGTTACCTCAACGAATACGGCTCACCAGAGCAGAACATCCCGCCACGACCTCACCTGGTCCCCGGCGTTAAATCGGCAGAAGAGCAGACGGTGCCGCAGCTCAAAGCCGCGGCGCAGGCTGCTCTTGATGGTAATGCTGCGGGAGCAGAAAGCGCACTCAACCGTGCCGGAACGCTGGCCGCTAATGGCGTCAGGCGTTACATGACCATTACCGGCTTTACGCCGCTTGCTGACAGTACTGTTGAAGCCCGGGCTCGTCGGGGGCGCAAGGGGGCAACACTGGAACTTGCCCGGCGTGCTGCTGGCGAATCTCCGGGAACCGATCTGGCGAAACCATTAATTGACACCGGGCAATATCGCAGAGCCATTACCCATGTTGTGAGGGATAAAGATGCCGACTCTTGATGTAACAGATGTGCTTTTTGACCCCGATTTTTGCGACTTCAATTTGTGGGTAACACGCCGAGTGCAAACGGTGGATGAGGACGGGATCGGCAGCGACAGTGAAGTTAAAAAGCAGTTTGCCGGAGTCGTAACTGTTGATCGCTCTCTGGAAAACCGCCGTATGCAGGCAGGGCAGGTAATCAGTGGTGCAATTCTGATTGTGACGACTGAGCGACTGACGCAGGGACAGACTGGCCGTGATGCCGATATCGTGACGTATCAGGGCCGTGATTATCGTGTGACCTTCGTCGACCCGTATACAGCTTATGGGGCCGGATTCGTTCAGGCGCATTGTGAGTTGCTGCCGTTTGATGGGGGAATTCCGGTTGAGCAATAACACCAGCACAGAGCGCGGATGGCTGATACCAACCAGTGGCGATCCGGATTATGACGAAGCGCTCGACAGGCTGTTAAGCCAGTGGATGCGTAACGTTTCCGGTCTGTCTGCCGGGATGGTTCGTCCGCGCTGGCAGAAAGAGCAACCGCCACTGCTACCGGCTGAAACGAACTGGTGTGCGTTTGGGGTTATCGGATGGTCAGGTGATGACAGTCCGGCATTCACCAGACAGACCGATGATGGCTCTCAGCTCTGGCGGCATGAAACGATTGAGTGTATGGCTTCGTTTTATGGTCCGGCGGGGATGGTGTATGCGTCCCGGTTTCGTGACGGTATATCTGTATCGCAGAACAATGCAGCACTGAATGCGCTGGGGCTGTCTCTTGGCGATTACACAGGTCTGACTCCCTTCCCTGAACTTATTAATCAGCAATGGGTCCGCCGCTACGATATGACGGTGCGTCTGCGCCGGAAGGTTGTGCGTGAGTACGGTATTAAATCGCTGGTGGAAGCACCAGTCATCTTTTTCGGAGATTAAGCTATGGCACAGGGCTTGCCTGTATCAAACGTTGTTAATGTTGATGTGATCATGTCGCCGCGTGCAGCATCAGGGCGAAATTTTGGTGCATTACTCATTCTCGGCCCGTCCACAATCATTCCGGTAAGTGAGCGCATTCGCCGTTATTCTGCCGCGGAAGATATTGGAAAAGATTTTGGCGTGGAATCATCAGAATATAAGGCTGCGCAGGTGTTTTTCTCTCAATCACCGAAACCTCAGGAGGTTTTTGTTGGTCGTTGGGTGAAAACGAAGGGAGACAGCGAACAGGCCACGCCTGAGACGCTGGAGCAGGCTGTGAATGCCATGCTCGATTATACTTCATGGTATGGGCTGGGGATTGCAGACGATGAAGATATTCCGGATGCAGACTGGCTGAAAGTGGCTGCGGCGATCGAATCCTCTTCTGTAAGCCGTATTCTGGCGATTACGACAAGCGATGAGAAATGCCTGCAGACTGCATCCAGCGATGATTTGGCATCAAAACTGAAAACCGCCGGATATTCACGCAGTTTTATTCAGTATTCATCGGGTAATAAATACGCTGCGTTATCTGCATTTGGCCGGGCATTCACGGTTAATTTCAATGGCAGTAATACCGCGATTACGCTCAAGTTTAAGCAGGAGCCGGGTGTCGGGTATGAAACACTGACAGTCAGCCAGGCATCGGCACTTGATGCAAAAAACTGCAATGTGTTCGTGTACTACCAGAATGATACGGCTATCCTCCAGCAGGGAGTGATGGCTAACGGCGATTTCTTTGATGAACGCCACGGCCTGGACTGGTTACAGAATTATGTGCAGACCAGCCTCTATAACCTGCTTTATACCAGCACCACGAAAGTTCCCCAGACTGAAGCCGGTATTACCCGACTGTTATCAAATGTTGAAAAATCACTGGATCAGGCCGTTCAGAATGGACTGATTGCTCCGGGCGTATGGAACGGGGGCGACCTTGGCCAGTTGTCATCAGGTGACACGCTGCCCAAAGGTTATTACGTATACGCCCAGCCGCTGGATGAACAGGCACAATCAGAACGTGAAGCCCGTAAGGCTCCGGTGATTCAGGCTGCAATAAAACTTGCAGGCGCGGTTCATTACGCTGACGTACAGATTAACGTTGTTCGCTAAGGGGAAGTGAATGTCTACCTATTCTTTTATGGATGTCACTGCGACGCTGACCGGGCCGACCGGTTCGATTGACCTCGGGTACGGTTCGGCAAGTTCTGAGGAGGGGATTGTGGTTGCGATGGGCGGTCCTAAAAACACCATGACCATCGGTGCTGATGGCGAAGTGATGCACAGCCTCCATGCAGATAAAAGCGGGACGATTACCGTTAACCTTCTGAAGACATCACCGACAAATAAAAAATTGTCGCTGGCGTATAACGCACAGAGCCAGTCTTCTGCCACATGGGGGAATAACGTTATCGTGATCCGCAACAAGGTCAGCGGCGACATCATCACGGCACGCAGTGTTGCGTTCCAGAAACAACCGGATAACGCCAACGCTAAAACCGGTAATACGATGCCGTGGGTGTTTGACTGCGGCAAGATTGACCAGGTTCTCGGGGAGTTTTAATACATGGAATTCGAAATTAAAGGCGTGAAATATCGCACGGCAAAACTCAGCGTTTTTGACCAGCTGAAAGTGACCCGCAAACTTCTGCCGGTGCTGGCAGGAATGATGTCAGATTTCGGGAGTATTCGCTCCCGTTTGCCTGCTGACGGCAAAATCGACACCGTGAAATTCGAACAGTTAAAACCAGTGTTTGAAACCATGCTCCCGCGTATCGCTGAGGAACTGTCTTCCCTGACCGAAGATGACACCGATGCGATTATTCATCCCTGTCTTGCGGTGGTATCGCGGCGTCATATGGACGGATGGGTGCCGGTATTTACCCAGGGTGAACTGATGTTTGATGATATTGACCTGCTGGTCATGCTGCAACTGGTGGCGCGGGTGGTCGCCGATTCGCTGGGAAATTTTTTGCCTACACCCCTTACCAGCACGACGCAGAGCCTGCAACAGGGCTGACGTTTAACAGCCTGCCGGACGGGCTGTCCTACCTTCTCAATCCGGTTGACGCCGGGTTAATTCCTTATACAGCACTTAAAGATGGCTCTGTCGATTTGTATGACATTGCTCTCTTGAATGACCATCTGGCGGTAAAAGCGGATAACCAGCGACGCATTGAGAAATGGAGAGAGGATAATGAACGCTGAAACTATTAAAGATTTCCTCGTCTCGCTTGGCTTCAGTGTGGATGATGCAGGAGCGAAAAAGTTCGGTTCTGTCCTCGCCGGTACAACTGCAAATGTCATCAAAATGGGGCTGGCTGTTGAAGGAGCTGCGCTGTCCGTGGTGGCCTTCACGGCTAAGATCGCCTCCGGCCTGGATAATCTTTACTGGGCGTCACAGCGCACCGGCGCGACAGTCCAGGGAATTCAGTCTATTGGCTATGCGGTTTCGCAGGTTGGCGGCAGCGTGGACGCTGCGCGATCTTCTCTGGAAAGCCTCTCCCGGTTTATTCGTAACAATCCCGGTGCAGAAGGCTTTCTGAATCGCCTGGGCGTACAGACCCGTGATGCCAGCGGTAACATGCGTGACATGGCCGCTATTTTTACGGGCGTTGGACAGAAACTCAGCAGCATGCCGTATTACCGGGCTAACCAGTATGCGCAGATGCTGGGCATTGACGAAAATACCCTTATGGCGATGCGCCGGGGTGTGGGTGGCTTCTCCGGGCAGTACAGCGCAATGGCGAAAGCTATCGGCTTCAATGCTGACGAGGCGGCCAGAAGCTCCAACAAATTTATGACCTCCCTGCGTGAGTTTGGCGCGATGGCAGGCATGGCCCGTGACAAAATCGGCTCTAATCTTGCGGGGGGGCTTGCGGGTTCGCTGGACACCCTGCGCCGCCATATCCTGGACAACTTCCCTCGTATCGAGCAGACCCTGACGAAAGCCATAAAAGGCATTCTGGCGCTCGGGGATATTATTGGGCGGCTGTTCTTCAGACTGATTGAGGGGACATCAGGCCTTATCACCTGGTGGCAATCGCTGGATAAGCAAACGCGGGAGTTGATCTCGCTGTTTGGCGCACTGACGATTGCGCTGCGCATTCTGAACAGTACGTTCTGGATGTCGCCGATTGGCCTCATTACCGCGCTGGCGGCGGGTATTGCCCTCCTGTGGGAGGACTATCAGACCTGGAAGGAAGGCGGCGACAGCCTGATTGACTGGGGCAAGTGGAAACCGGAGGTCGATGCCGCGCTGAAGATGGTTCGTGACCTTAAAACGACCGTTAACGACCTGGTGAAAGCGCTGGCGAAACTGCTCAATATTGACCCCAAATCATGGTCCCTGAAGTGGGATTTCAGCAACTTCATCGACCAGATGGGCGAATTCAGCAAAATGCTGAACATGATCGCTGACCTGCTCAACGCTATCAAAGATGGCCGCTGGGCTGATGCCGTCAGCATCGGCAAACAGATACTTAATCAGGGCAGCGAAAATCCGTCAGCGATGCCGATGGTTACAGACAGCGCTAACAGTACTGCCGACTGGATTAAAGAGCACTGGGGATTCGATCCCCGCAGTGTGGGCCGGACGGTACGCGGCTGGTTTGGTGATGATGAGCCGGAACAACATGCACAGGCTACGAAACGAGGAGAACGGAATAACAATCCGGGAAACCTTAATTTTGCTGGTCAGGCAGGGGCTTCTCTTGAACGCCCGGGCGGGCGATTTGCCAGATTTGAAACTGCCTTTGATGGATTACGGGCTCTTGCTCGTCAGTTAATGCTGTACGCCGGACGGGGAATAAACAGTGTGGAGAAAATTATCTCTACCTGGGCACCTGCGTCTGATAATAACAACACAACTGCGTATATCAGGGCTGTATCGCAACGACTGGGAGTGGATCCCCGGGCTGCCCTGAATATGAGCGATCCGCAAACCATGTCAGCATTGATGAGCAGCATTATCCAGCATGAGAATGGAAGAAATATCTATTCTCGGGAGCTGATTAATAAGGCTGCCGTGGCGGGAATTAGTGGCAAAGTGACAGAGGTTAACCAGCAAAATACCTACCACATTTACGGTGGCGGAGATCCGCACGCTGTCGGTAATGAGGTTGCACGTCGGCAACAGTCTGCAAATGCTCAGGTCATGCGAAGTAATCAGGTGAGGGTGGGTTAGTGGATATTCTCTCTACACTTTTTCATCAGCAGAGCAGAAAAATAGGAATGATTGTTCCCAGTGTTGTTATTTCAGAGAAGCATACAGATATGCTTGAAATAACCGAGCATCCGGTAGAGGTCGGGGCCGCTGTCGCTGATCATGCCTATAAAAAACCGTCAGAAGTGGTGATGGAGGTTGGTTTCGCCGGTGGCGGCGCATTGCTGGATTTTGCCAGTAACCTGACGGCTACCAGCCTGCTCGGCCTGAGTCCTCAGCAGACGTATCAGGAGCTACTGGATCTGCAGGAAAGCCGTATCCCCTTCGATGTGGTAACCGGTAAACGGCTGTACAGCAACATGTTGATCCGGGCGCTGGAAGTGACGACGGACAAGACAAGCGAAAACGTCCTGTCCGCCGTCCTCACCCTGAGGGAGGTCATTATCTCCCGGACACAGCAGATTACCGTCGCGGATAAAACCAACATGAAGGAAGGGGCCAGCACGTCGGCGGTACAGAACAGCGGCAACAAAACCACAAAACCTCCAGATACTTCACTGCTGAAAAGCATCACGGGTAACGTGGCGTCATTACTGGGGGGCGGCTAATGACAATTCAGGAAATTCCGCTGACAGCGGACAACCAGCAGTTCAGCATCGTCCTGGGTGGTGTCACCTGGCGGATTAGCATCATATGGCGCGATCTGTACTGGATTATGGACCTGCAGAACGACAGAGGGGAGCCGGTAATCTCCGGTATTCCTCTCGTCACTGGTGCTGACCTGCTGGCGCAGTACGCCTGTATGGGGCTTGGTTTTAAGCTGGTGGTGGTCTGTGATGACAACACACAGGATTACCCCACAAAAACTGACCTGGGCGGTCGCAGCCATTTACTGGTATCAACGGAGTAAGCATGTCACAGAACTGGATGAGACATTTCGAGCTGCAGCTTGTGGACGGGAACGGTCAGGGAATTGAGCTAAGTGATTTTAAAGTCACCTTTACGATCGACTGGTTCAACATCAGCAGCGCGTCCCGGGTAGGGACTATCAAAATTTATAACCTCTCGGCAGATACTGTGAACCGAATCACCGGGCAGGAGTTTTCGAAAGTGCGTCTGATTGCGGGTTACGACGGTATCGCGCCGGAGGTGTCGGCAAGCGATGTCGGGACCGTGCGGGAGGTTGATGCGGCGGACGTGGGCCAGAGTGATGGCCGCAACTACGGACTGATTTTCAGCGGTGAAATTCGCTACTCGGTCACAGGAAAAGACAGCCCGGTTGATTCCTACGTCCTGATTCAGGCAGCCGATACAGATCTGGCTTTTGCCACCAGTATAACCTCACAGACGCTGGCTGCCGGTTACACGGTCGCTGATGTGAACCGTGCGCTGATGAAAGACTTCGAAGCCAAAGGTGCGACCGAAGGCCTGACGCCTGAAATGCCTGCTACTGTATTCCCCCGGGGGCGGGTACTCTTTGGCATGACGCGGCATCTTATGGATAACGTAGCCGGGCAATGTGGCGCAACATGGCAATTCGTGGATGGTCAGCGCCAGATGGTGGTGAATAATGAATATGTTCACGAAGCGATTGTGCTCAACAGCGCTACCGGGCTTATTGGCATGCCGCAGCAGACCATCGGCAACGGCGTAAACGTCCGCGCGCTTATTAATCCGAACATCCGGGTTAATGGGCTCATTCAACTGGATCAGGCTTCCGTATATCGCACCGCGTTGTCGAACAACGATATCGCTATGGCTGGTGGGCAGATCACCGACCAGAACACGGACGGAAATATTACGCTAAGCGGCACCATATCGCAGCCTGCCAGCATCGCAACGGATGGCGTTTATATTGTGCGCGGGATTATGTACACTGGCGACACAAGGGGCCAGGCGTGGTACATGGATATGATGTGCGAAGCGCGCGGTGCGGCGGATCTTCGTTCGGCGTCGTCTTTACAGCGTGAGGTAGGATAGTGAAAAAGTGGATTGTTATTGGACTCTGTTTCCTTCCGGGGTTCGCATTTGCTGCGAATCCTGGCGGTGTCACGCTTCAGTGTGGTGGCTACAAATTAGAGTTGATTCCTGATTCATTGTTCAGGATTAATGGTGAGACAGTTACCTCCCAGAAAATCAAAACGCTCGGCAACGGTAATGGAATGAAGGCGGATATGGGGCTTATGCCTGCCAAAGACGGTAACAACTACGGCTTTGAATACATTCGTCGCCCTGGTACCGAAACGCGATTCCTGAATGTCCAGCTTCTGCAGAACAGCATGGATGCGCCGAAAATCATCGGATCTTTCCCTTGTAAAAAAGTGGCTGGGTGAAGGTAACCTGAAATTCGTAACGCCTGAAAAACAACAAAATGTGCTCTAAAAACTGTTGTTTTTTGAGACGAGCGATTACACTGCACTGACTTTTTGATGGTGGATTGTCATCGATATGCTACTTCATTAAAGCCAGGAATAACTAAAACATGAGGTTTGAATGAAAATCAGCCGGAGATGATTTTACATAATTGCTACGGAATTATTCAATACAGGAATTGCTTGTGTATGCATGGATTGACCTGAAATATTCCCGAAAATTTCTCTAAAAAACTCGAAAAAAATGGTAACTAATTGAATGTATTAATATGTAATGGTACGTGTTAGGGATTAAAAGATGAGCAGAAATTTATTTAACACATTAATTCTAAAAGATTTTGTAGTTTGTTGACGAAAACAGGAATCGTATTCGGTCTCTTTTTATTTCGATTATAAATCAACGGGTTATGTGTTTTCCCTCGAAATTTCCTCGAATTTCTGTATTCCGGTCTTTTTGGTTATATCACAATCAAATTCAGTTTAACATTTCTTTTACAACAAAATCAGAGCATCACGTAAGCTTTATTATCGCGTTCATCGAGATAGAGTTTCGTGGTGTTCTCTGAGGTGTGGCCCAGTAGTTTTTGAGCGAATTCCTCGCCGCGTTCGTTTTTGTACAGCCGACCAGCCAGGCTACGGATCTTGTGAAATGTCGGTGGGTTATCACTACATTTAACGCCTGAAATTTTTCTGGCTTTTACAAATTTCTTTGTCAGCCCATCCGGGTGAATATTCCCGGTTGGGCTATTTTTCCTGATTCCGGCACTGATCATGAAATCAGTTCGGCTTACCAGTCGGCAGCGATCGATTAAGGCGGGCAACGGCATAGACATGAGTAACCTGTGCATCTTCGTTCTCACCCGGACGGTGTACCAGCTTCTCTTCCAGACCAAACTCGAAGCTGAAATCGTCACCTTCACGGACAACGCGCGCGGAAAGGCTGGCAATCTGTCCGGAACGGCGGGCAAGGTCGATCATTCCCCGGTAGCCAATAATTAACTGAACGTTTTTTTGCCTGACTTTTCGTTTTTGTTTCCGAACGGCAGCAGATAGGCATGACCGAGCGCGCCGCCGGGTTCCAGCCCAAGCTGGGAACACTGAACGATGGCGCTGACAAAACTCATGGTGTCACAGTCACCCAGCGCCGGAACTTTTCGGATTTCCGTTGTGGCATACCGCCGGTACGCCGTCAACTTGCAGCGCCGCGTCATCCGGCAGGGCCAACCCCGGCACAACTGATGATGGAAAAATTCAGACGGCGTAAGGCGGCGGGAAGGCTTTAACTGGGGGGACTTATGAGCAGAAATTACACACCGGCGCAGAAAGCTGAAATACAAAAGCGCCTGACGGAACTGGTACGAACACACGGTCGGATGACGTTTGGAGAACTTCGGAAGATAACAGGGTTAACCATTTTTACAGCCCGTCACTACCTGGAAAAGGCGGAAAGTTGTGGGGATCTGTATCAGGCCGGGAGAAGCGGTATTTTTCCTTCGGAACAGGCTTTCCTGCTTTGGAAGTAGAAACGTGAAGATGCCAGGATTACCCGCTTTCTGAAAACGCCGGAAGGTGTCGTGAGTTCCTACGACCGGACCAGAAACGTTATCTGTACGGAGTGCCGGAACAGCGTGACGATGCAAAGGGTACTGGCATTTTATCGGGGAAATTACCGGGAGGCGAAATCTGCATGAAAATCGAATAATATAACTTTGCAGAGGTAGCGAATATCGTAATCATCCGTTTGGCATTTGAATTCCGTGAGCACAGTCGTGTTGTGAATGTCGCCTTGTTCACAACACCAGGAATATTCCACTGTCAACTGGTGTCTGCGGCTGGACATAATTTTATCTGATATTCAGGCTGTACCAGCGCAAAGGTTCCGTGAGTCCGACTGTCTTTTTTGCTTCCAAATATTCAGTTTTAATTATCTGAGTATGGCAAGGTGATCTTCTGTATCAAACACCGGGCAACTGGTTTTACTTTACCCAACGATTACGTCCCTGTTGTTTAGCCCGATAAAGGGCCTCATCCGCTCTGGCAATAATGCCGGTAACAGTGTCACCGGCTGTGGAAAGGGTGATGCCCATGCTGACGGTGACCGTTTCGCTTACCGCAGATGCTACATGCGGCAGTGCGGTTTCACGCAGGTTTGTCTGAATACGTTTAGCAACCAGTGCAGCTTCATTCAGCGACGACGAAGGCAGCACAACGACAAACTCCTCGCCCCCGTAACGTGCCACCAGGTCTGCCGGAGTACGAATCGACCTCTTTACTACACAGGCCACCTTTGCCAGACAGGCATCGCCAGCCTGGTGACCATAATTGTCGTTATAGTTTTTGAAATAGTCCACATCGAGCATGATCAGTGCAAACGGCTCCGTCTGGCGGAGAGCATCCCCAAGAAAACTTTCCATTGAACGTCGATTAGCGGTCCCGGTCAGTGCATCCTGGTGAGCCATAACGTCGAGACGCGCGATAAGCATCCGGTTTTCCTGGTAACGCAACCAGGCTTCATCAAACCAGCGCTGCAGGATAAAGCGACCATAAATGAGTATGGCGGTAAGAGTAAGCCAGACTAATAAAAACCGGATATTCACATACTGGTTAAGCTGCACGCTGGCCAGTAGGGCGGTCAGCCATAACGGGACGATGAAAAGTAGCAACGCTGGCAGATGATAATAAAGCGCAGCCAGCGCGGTAAGCATAAGGATGACACTGAGAGGCCAGGCAAAAGGCAGTTGCCACCAGACAATAAAACAGTAGCTACAATAGCTCCACATCAGACTGAGAATCAGCAGCATCACCAGACAAAGAGGAGTAAATCTGGCCGGAAGGCGGTAAATGAAAAGGAGTATCAGGAACGAAAAAACAATAATACTGCCCATAATATCGTCTATTAAAGGCAGTATTCCAGTCTGTGCACTGATCGACTTGTCAAAGTCACTGATGAGTATGTGGCGAAATAAAATGATAAGCGCAAAGCTGATATTCACAAATGTGAACCACGGAATACTTACACGTAGCGCTTGCCTGACCATATCTTTATGATCCTGCCATACCCTTCCAGCACTGGAGGTACGGCGCCTGTCGTCCGAATCCTGCCCCAT